CTGCCAATGTGAATAATTAAACCCGCCTGTACCTGTACCTGTACTAGAGTTGCCTAACCACGCACCACTTGCTGCTCTCTGCAAATAATATCTTGCACACCGTAAAAAATTTTCCCCATAGGTTTCTTGTTGGAAAGCACTTGCTGTTTCGCCCAATTCCAATTGTATTCCAGTAATGTGGAAGTTATTGCTTGTTGAATCTAAATTATTAACCTGCCCAACAGCCGCATTTGCAGCAGTAAAACTTGCCCATGATGTTGCTAGAGTTCCTGAAGTATAATTACTTCCAGCAGCTAACCAAAAAATTGGCGTTAATGACACATCCGCGTTTCTATCAAAAACCCCTGTCGTATCTCCCGCAAAAGTTACTGTTTTGTACTCCCAAGTATTGCTGGAACTTACAGTGTAAGATTTTGAAATGTGGCGATTATTATCGGCATCATAAAGGGATACTATGTTTGTCCCTGTTTTGGTAGCATTAACCCAAAAGGAGAGAGTAACAGGCAAAGCATCTGCTGTACCTTTTTTCCAAGCATATAAATCTTGCCCCTCTAGCCGCTGTTCAAGCCACCACGTTTCATCTGCTGCAAGAGTTTCAGTCGTAGTACAATCTAATTTCAAAGAATATTGAAAGCCATTAGGTACTTCCGTAGCTCGTGACATAGTAACTTCACCGCCAACTGAACCTTGTTCTGTTATTTTCCACCTATCCTGAACATGATATCCACTATCGCCATTTCCTATATTTGCTACTGAAGTGGCTCTCTGACACAAACTCGTATCGCCATTGTAAATATAGTTGCGACTTCCCCCAATTTGACCAGCATTAATTGAACTCACGCCACTAATGTCTTTGCTGTTTAGCGTAATACCTTCGTCAGCATTATGAGTAATCGTTACATCTTGATCGTCACCAAGCTTGATGACTGCACCATCGCTGTCTAACAGTAAATCATCGCCTATAGTTACGTCATCGCTCACCGTTAAGTCTTGACTAACAGTAACTAATCCGGCAGAAGATATGGCTATTGCATCGGTATCACTTACTGAACCAATATTTCCAGCATCAGGAATAATTAAATTACCAGCCAGTGTTGTGTTTCCTGTACTCGCTACCGTAATAGCCGTTGTCGGTGCGTCATTATCGTTTCCGTCATTTACCCCGATAACTAATTGCCCTTTCTGATCGTCAGATGTTCCTTCGTGACTAGCTTGAATTTTTACTAATGTCGATTCTTCTGAACCACTTTGTAATCCTTTAAATACTACTTGGGACTCTCTACCGCCAGATGTATCTTCTGATGTTGAATTTTCAAGCGTTAAAGTCGGTGATGAGTTATAAATAAATGGATTATCGCCACCAGAATGGCTACCGCCAATTAACATAAACTTGTCTACTGACGCTTCATAGGCCACTAAATAAACGCCACCGCTTGTAATAGAACCCGCCGCTATTGCTGCCCCTGTGGGTGTTACGATTGCTTTAGCCCCTACCGAATCAACATTTAATGTACTACCAGCACTGGTATTCGTATGGTTGGCTTTAAACATATACGCATCACCAGCCGCATAACTAGCTACTACCCTTGATGCCGCTAAAAGATACGCATTAGAACTACCCGTAGTTGTTTTTGCTCCTTGACAATCTTCATACCATCTTTTCATTCTGGCGATTCCTTCTCGCCATGTATCATTTACCGTCGAAGGCGCACAACCATTAGCCATGCCATTCGGACTTGCGGCATTATTATCGTCTGCTGTTACAGAATAATCTCGTATTTCTGCCATTGTTTTTTTCCATTAATTTTTATCTTTTTCCTGTTATAAAATCGTAGGCTCTACCAGCTAAATCTCCAGCGAGTCCTAACCCTTCAAGCCCTGTCATGGCATAGGCCATATATTTAGCAATTTCATCTTCATCATATGGTGTCATTTGTTTTACTGATCCACCATAGTCACCAGAAATTAAATTAAGATAATTACC